CCACTGCGCAATTAGGAGGAAAGAGCGAGTGTTCTTAGTTGAGCTTAGGGCGTGTGGTCAAGCTCGATCAAACACTCTGGGCGCAGGTAGCCGATACCTACAGCGTAGGAAGCGACCATCAGCGTACCCTGACGCTCAATCTGGAACTCACTCTGAACAGCGAGATCCATCAGACGGACAACACCAATAGCGTCCTGGCAACCAACCAAACCAGCTACTTCAGAACCGTCAATGGCGTGTTCTTCGTAGATGCCTGAGCCAGCTGATTGGTCAGTCTGAGTCAGGTTGTTGGTCTTCACCAGCTCAATGCCAGCGATGTTGTAGATAGTACCCTGTGAGAAGGAACCATCAGTACCGTAGTCACGATTAACAGCTGAGAAGCCGTTAGTCTGGACTGTCTGGACGAGGACATAGTAATCCTCTGGAGGCAGGGCACAGAAGCGACCTTCCTCTGGAGCGTCATGCACATCCAGGGTTTCAGCAGACTCGAACAGTGCGTCGATCCATGCCTGAGCACGATCAGTGTTCGTTGAGCTGTTGAGGTTGTTGTCGTTGATCTTAGTCTGCCCATAGCCCCCAGATAGGGTAGCTGTGGCACGAGCACCCAAGACACCCTCAATGAGGATATGCTGGTCCATAGCCTTAGCCAAGGCGTAACCCATCTTGCGAGCGTAACGACCACGGATTTCGTAGTGGTTCTTAGCCTCATCGATGTCAGCAATGAACTCGTGAGTCAAGAGCTTCTTTTCGATGTCGATGGTGATCTCAGCCTGCTTAATGCTATCCTGACCCAACAGCTGAGCACCAGGGGTATGGTAGACAGCCGTGGTGTTAGACACAGCAGGGAACTGGAACGATTTACCGCTTGTAACGGTCTTATTATAGGTACGGGGCAGGAATTTGTTCTTAGTCTCGAACTCTTCCAAGACTTCGCCTGAGAACATCTCAAGGAACAGGGCATCTGTAGCACCTGCGTTGTTTACCTGACCCAACCGATTCGGATTTGCATCTGCCATTTAAGGTAGACTCCCAAATTAAGATTAGTTAGTAGTATTGCTTAGGGTATACGAAGCACATTCATCTGCACCAAGTTGTCCACTATAAGGTCTACCTCAGCTTCGCTTAACGTGGGCTTAAGCCTACATTGTACTTGCTAACTTTACTTAATGTTGGGTTTATCCTTCGTTACCAGTTACCTTGCTGAATAGCCAACCGTGTACGTCTCTCAACGTCAGCACGATATGCAGGGTCCTTATCATACCTTGGATCTCTAATAGCTTCGATCTGCTGTCTCTTGCTACTAAAGGCATCACTGGTCGTATGTCCTACTGAGCCATCCACTGTTATCCTTGGACTCCCTGTGCCATTCTCATTGACATAACGAGCCTTAAGGGCAGCTACCGCCAGCTTGGACATCTCCACACTTCCTGACTCCAAGGCTTGATCGAAGGCTTGCTTCTCAGCATCAGAGTAGTTCTGTGCGGCCCATTGAGCCATCTCCATGTATGAGTCCCTACCCCCAGCTTCCTCCAAGATTTGCTGGGTATTGATTGCTTGGATAGCCAGTTGTCCTTGAATGTAGCTGTCGACTGTGCCACGTGGGATTCCTGCCTTCTCCAAGTTCTCATAGGTTCCTTCTGAGAGTTCGCCAGACTCATTGTACTCTGCGGTGAGAGCCTCAAAGTCAAGTCCAGCATTTGTTACTGCTTCCTGAGCCTCCTGCTGAACCTTATCTAGAGTCAGGTCAGCGGGTGACTTAGGATCCTCTCCTCCCTCTCCTTCTTGACCTTCACTTGGAGCCTCAATGGAAGTCTCAGTGGTGTCAGTAGAGGTGGGAGAGGAGTCGGGCTGAGTTCCTTGAGAACCTAATTTCTTTTGGAGCTCTTGATATGCTTTCTCCAATTCTGAATGGTCCTTAAACTTTCCAAGGATCAAATCGCCCGACGGTGTTGTTGTGTCTCCTTCCTGTTCTCCTGTTGCTGTTGCTGAGCCACGAGCATTTGAGATAGCTGCTTCGTTAGCGGCTTGCTCTGCGGCGGCATCAGCCTGAGGATCCAGGGAGGCTACTTGTGATATATCAGCCATAGTTTTTTAGTTTCCTTTGATTTGATTAATGGTTGCGGAGCCCGATTCGAACGGGAGCTCTGGCTTATGAGACCAGCGAGTTACCACTTACTCTACTCCGCTACTTGATTGTCTGCTAGGCGTTGCTGTACTACACCCTTAGTGGCCTCTTGGGCGACCCCTGGGAGTGATGAGGATACTGCATCCCCTAGCTGTGCCTGCTGCTGTTCAGCTAACATTTGTTCGGCACTCTTGACTAAGCCATCAGTATCGATCCCTAGGCTATTAGCAACCTTGGTAACGAAGTCCTGTGGGTTAATCACTGAGAGTCCATTGGGCAATGCCCCAATAGTTTGCATGAACACTGTTAGCTTCTCTAAATTCTGTCCCCGTCCTAGAGCATCTAAGCCAGTAACAATCTTGAATTTGACTGTGCCCTCAGGGAACTTAGGTAGTGAGCCCTTCTTTCTAGCTCTAACCAATAGGCGATTTAAGAGAGGTCTCTGGAACTCCTGAGAGAGTAGACTGAAGACTCCACCTAGGGCAGTCTCAAGCTCATTCGCAAGGAGCCTAATCTCCTCAGCTGTGACTCGCTCAGCATTGCAAGTTACCGAGGATGTCATTAAGAAGCTCTCCTTGAGCCTCTTTTCGATACGCTCCATCATGACAAGGGCTACTTGGAAGTCCTGACCTTTGTCAGCTCTAGCCATCCCTATGTCATCCTCTCGACCCCTAATGATGTCCCCTGTGGAGGCTCTGGCTAAATGCTCAGGCCTTGTAACCCCAGCGGGGTTCACTAGGTACACCATCTTAGCGGCGGCTGCTGTGCCCTTAATAAGAGCCCTTGAGAGGCCCTCTAGAGACTTAAGGTCCCCATAGAGGTTCTCAACGTGGCCTCTCCCATAGTGTTCCCCAGGGAGGGCTGTCCACCTAGCTACAATGTAGGGGTTCTCAGACTCCTTGTAGGAAGCCTCTGAGCCTTTGATGGTAGTCCCTAGGATCTCTTGGTGTTCCTTGAACTTACCATCCTCTCTCTTGACCCAAGTGTATACCTCAAGGTCAGT